CCAGTTGGACCAAACAACGACAACGGTATGACAGCCTACCAACTTACTACACAATCACAAACTGCAATGGTAGACGCTACAGACCGTAGCCTTATCTCTTCAGGACGTCTTGTAGTCGGCACAGCAGCAGCAGGTAACACGTCCGTTAGCGACATGCCTGACTTGTCTCCTGAAATGTTCCGCAATGGCTACCTTGTTGCAGTCGAGCAACTATACATCGGTACAGACTCTGCTGCTCAAGCAGTTGTTGATCAAGTGTCAATCGTTCTTGAGTGCACAGTTGAAACCCTATCCCAGTCTGCAGCAATGGCACTCGCCCTCTCCCAACAGTGAGGTGATTCGCCTGCCTACTGATGAAGATTTGCGACTTGCTCTACGCCTTCGTGCTATAGCCGACGCTTTGCTTGTACCTGTTGCCTCAGTCACAGGTCTCCCTCCTGAAGTCGTCCAAGGCTTTGTCGAAGGAACATCAACCGGTGCTGTTGCTGCAGGCAAGGCTCCAAAGAAGCGCAAAGTAAGCGCGTACAACAGAGCATACAAAGCAGCCTTCAAACGTACGGCTAAGAAGTACAAGAAAAAGAACGGCGAGTGGATGAAGGACGGATTCAAGAAAGCAGTTAAGGCTGCACACAAGGAAGCAGGGAGGAAGAAGAAGTGAAGCAACATACTCTGCGCGGACGTGTAGATCAAAACGCAACAAAGCGATTGATTCTGAACGATGGTCGTTTGAATCATGGTATGGTTGTTAAGGAATTCTACGTGTGGACTATCTCTCAAGCCAGTGGCGACGACGTGGATTGCATCCTTTCTCTAAGTGGTACAGTTACCGGTGAGATGGATGCGAGTGATAACCGACAGATTGGCTGGGCACGTGAGACCACCACTGCTACAACTCGCTTAATGAGCACGTCTATTATTGACCCTGATCATGTAGTTGTCCAAGATCTATGGATTTCAAACATTGGAACTGATGGTGCTGCTAATTACTTGGTAATCTTAGAAGCCAAAGAATTGAATGATAACGAATCAGTATTGCAACTAATCAAGGAGAGATCTCAAGATGACCCAAGATAAACCAATTGAAGAAGTAAAATCGGCAACTCGTATTGAACGGTTCGCTCAATGGTTGATGACGCGTGAGGAACGACGTGGAGAGAAAGAGACAAATCTCGACACGTTAGTCAAACTAAATGTCTTGGTATCTTTTCTCACTCTCGCTATGGTCGGTGGGATCGATGCTGTCAGGGCTGCTGTAATGTTCATTCCTTACTTCTAAGAAAAGTAACTTACGTCGGACTGTCCACATATGCGACACGTCTTAATCAGTTCGATGACTGAAACTCCAAACCCCGGGTGTTCACGTTCTTCAATGTCCATGTGTTCTTCATCATCGTATTCCATCACGTAACATACGTAGTAGTCATCGTTGGCTTGTACGTAACAATCTGGTAACTGGTCTTCTTTCATTCTACGTTCACCTCGTCATGATCCCAGTCTTCGAGAGTCACATTGCTTCCAGTGTAATATAATGTAATTGTTCTGAAGCATTTACACGTCAAACAGGACTCGAGAATCTCAACTTTATGTTGAATCTCGAAGTCGCCTAATTCTTTGTACGTGTCTTTGTGGCTGCAGTCTTGAACAAAACAAGTTTTGCACTTGTCTGCATTGTGCATCTCATCATCCCAACAATCTTGACCACAATACAAGCAGTGCGTATCTAAAGCCGTGGCCGTCATACTGTTTCCTCCTCAAGGAGTTTGTCAATTCTACGTTGATACGTAACAAGACGCACGAGCGCCTCGTGGCCCAACAACTCAATCGCTGCAGATATGCACCGACTGGTCATGTAGCCACTTTCTTTCAACTGTTTTAGCACGTGATCAGCACGATCACTCACGGTTATGGAGTATTGATTCGCCATGATTGACCCAATAAAAATAATGTTATGAACCTTTCTGTAAAAAAAAGCCCCCGACAGAATAATATGCGGGGGGCATTTACAGTGGGGTGGTGGTCGGGGACGGGCGGTTTGTCCGATTAACTCGCTTCGCTCGCGAAGATGGGCTGCAGATTGCAGGGGGTCGCTCAACCAGTTTACTTTATACACCGTCGAGGTGTGGCAGTTGCATGGCTAAATCAGATAGTTTCTTTATCAGAGCAAAAGTTGACGTGAACGGAACGACATACGCACAGAACTCAATTGACTTGGGTGCTTACGTGGATGCACTTGGTAAGAGTGTGCTTAGAATACACGGTGTTTCCGTTCAATATGGATCACCTACACAAATACCAGTTGGACCAAACAACGACAACGGTATGACAGCCTACCAACTTACTACACAATCACAAACTGCAATGGTAGACGCTACAGACCGTAGCCTTATCTCTTCAGGACGTCTTGTAGTCGGCACA